ATAGTGGGACAAACTGTACCCCCCCCCATTACCCCTTGCATCAAAAATCAGGTATTCTATTTCAGCCAAGGATTTTGCACCCCAACTTTCGATAGGTGGTACACCGCTTTTTGTAGGCTTTGACGAGGGTTACAATTCCGTTGTCAATGTAGTCATAGCAGATCGGTTCTCCTTTACCCTCAAAGGTTCTGGCTATGCGCCCAATACTTTGGGTAATCACAGCGAAATCTTTCTGAGGGGTTGTAAGGTAGAGCCTATCCAAGCGAGGAATATCCAGGCCCTCACGGGCCAGCGCATAAGTGGCAAACAAATACCGCTTACGGCCTGTCCGCATATCCTCGATGGCTTGTTCTCTGGCAGCTTTCTCAGCCTTATTAACCATCGACCCATCCACCAGGGCAGATTGCTTTCGCAGATCAGGCGGTAGATGACTCATGAGGTACTTCAGATGACCTACTCTGTCAGAGAGAATAAGATTGTAGTGATCTCGGTTTTCCACCAAGTCCTGAGCAATCAGCTCATTTCGGTCATAGCGGTCAGCGAGGAAGTTAATCATTCGTGAGTGAATGATTGTTCCGTCAGTGTCCATAAACTCTCGACTCAACCCCTGTTCAGTAGGCCGGGGTAAAATCGTAACCTTCATGATCTTATCGGCAACCGCCGAGTCAGGGACTTTGTGACAAACCGGGCCGAGTAGTGCGTGAGTAGCGGCGATCAAACCGTCCGCTCGATGCACCGTAGCAGACAACCCATACTTGCGCCGAGCTGCCAAACTTTCCAACACCTTGGCAAACATCTTCACTGCCGTGGGACTTGCTACTGCGTGATGGCATTCATCCACGATGATGCAGTCCCAGGTATCCTTGTAGAGCGAGAGGTTTAGGTTGGACATGGTTTGAACCGTTGCGAAAGTGATAGCCTGTCCGATCTGCACCTTACCCCGGCTTATCAGACCAGTCAGGTGCGGTGACATATACAGCTCTGCACGGTCTTTGCTCTGCTTCACAAGGTCTAAGGTGTGACACAACCAGAGTGTCTTCACACCCAGCTTCGCAGCCAGGGCAATACCCATCTGGGTCTTACCTGACCCGGCGGGACTCTGAAGGATACCGCAGTAAACCTTGCTCATAACTTCTACGGCTTCTTGCTGGTAGTCATACAGGGGAACCTCGCAGCCATAATCCACATTCTTGGGTGTGCCAAAGCACTTTGTCCAGTAATCGAAGTAAGGGTCTGCTAAATCCTCCATGACCTTCAGACAGCCGTAAGGGAGCACCAGGGTATTTCCATCCCACTCCATCAAACTGATGGTCTTGGGAGTGTCACCAAGCCAGAAACCCATCCGGGCTTTCTTGGCATACTCAGGATTGGTCAGAACCAGGTGCTTCTTGCACCATGCGACCAGCTCCGGGGAAGGGCCGTCTACACGAATACGATTGCTGATCTCTATTCGCATTGCATCACCCACTCTCCGAGTGTGATACCGTACCGCCTGATCTGCTTCTCATTCAGACTCGATACTCCCAAAGCGTCCAGCTCCATCAGGACAGAGAAGCGAATGAAGAAAACCGCTCCGCTGCTCATTTCCAGGGCGAACCATCCTTCACCGTTGCCGGTTTCCTTCCACAAGGTCATTGCGGAAATCTGGTTCTCCTCCATGCGGGACAGCTTGAAAACATCCTTCTCACAGACCTTGGCATCGATGGGGTGAGTGCATCCATTTCTGGAAGCCATCACATCGAAGGGCTGGCCTTGTTTGTTCTGAGCCAGATTGTGCGCCCAGAAGCCATAGGCCGACAGGCTCAAACACAATCGCTGTTCAAAGGCGGTGCCGTTCTTGCGGTTCTCATTTTTCATGGGAACCTCTGGATTTCTTTCCACCCTTAATCTGACGCTGGTAGTAGTACACATCCTTGACGATGTAGTAGGCTCCTGCAACTGCAACGAAGCGGTCTACTTCGCCCATGTGTACGGCTCCTTCCACCAGGAACTCAGCACCTGTCCAGGTGCAAAGGAACAGCGCATACACGACTACACACGCCGCCAGAAGGGTCAGGCTGGTGATAATTTTCTGTTTGTTCATTCTGTAATTTTCCTCCACTGATATTTCTGCCCTGTACGCTGTTCATACCATTTCTCAAACTCGGCTCGATGCTCTGCATCACCAAAGTGTTCTCGGACACGGCGAACAAGTAGCAAGCTGAGGGCCTTAGCTTGGGCTTGCTTTTCGGGAGCGAACTGACTCATACAGGCCACCGCACCTCGCTCCCGTAGTGGGCTTCGTATTCGTCCAGAATTTCCTTAGACTTCTGGATAATCAGGTCAACCTTGGGGCCGGTTCGGGTTCCTGCGAGAATTGCGCTGAAGGTAGCACGATCTGTGGTAACACCATGACGGTCAAGCTGATTGATAAGCCAGACAGAGTTAAGATGATTGAGCTGAAGACGAATGCGAATTTGCTGACGCTCGTTCAAGGGTTAAACCTCCTCCCAATTAAAATCTGCGAACAATTTTAATTGACAAAACGGTTCTCCAATGATATAGTTAGTTTGCAGACATAACAAAACCATTGGATACACCAACCGCCGAAAGAATAGGCTTTTCGGGGGTCGGTTTCCTGTTGTCAATTTTCTTTGCTGTTCACGATATGGATAATATCACACCAAAGTAAGATTGTCAATACTCTTTTACACTTTTGTGAGATTTTATTTACGGAGGTAAGATTATGTTCTGGGAACGATTTCTTGCTGAATGTGAACGAAAGGGCTTGGCTCCCAACGCAGCCGCTAAAGAAATACCCGTTTCTTCAGCGTCGATCACCAAATGGAAAGACGGTACTCAACCCAATGGCACCACCCTGAAAAAGATTGCATCTTACTTTGGTGTAACCACCGACTATTTGTTGGGAAATTCTGTCCACCGTACTCGTGAAGAAGCTGCTGATGCTTTCCAGATCACCGCCGACAGAGCCATGGAAAATATGATCGAATGGCTCGAAGATAATGGCTTCGAGGTCGGTAGCGAGTATAGCGACAATGGCTCCGGGACAACTTGGTATATCTCCAAGGACGGGAACATCATCCACTATGAGGAAAATGATTTTAGACTTCAAGCTGTCAACCTCGCTGAGATCATTCAGCATAGCGACAACTTCGTTTACCTAACTTGGGCCAATGATCTTTTTGATGAACCGCCCATTGAACTTAGCGAGGATGAAGAAGAACTCATTGACATATTCCGTGAATTAAATAGACCCGCCATTCACGAACTCATGGCAAAAGCCTATGAGCTGCGAGAGCGGGTCGCAAAAGAAAAAAGAAGCTCTCAGAAGAAAGCTACTGGCTGAACAAGTCATTGATTTTACAGCCTGGATGAACGCCAGGTAGATAATGGTGATTATTTTCAATAATCTCCCACATTTCTTTTAGTAACGACTACTAAGAGAAAAATTACAAAATATCAATTATCACCACCCTTACCACCCAAGCGAGGTGCCTTATGAAGAAAGAATTTCCCATCGACCTCTCCATGCTTACCCCGGAGGAGGTTGACCAATTCAGAGCCGACCCTATCACTCTGATCGAGGGTGATGTGCCGGTGGCCCTCTATATGCGGTATAGCTCGGACCGGCAGAGTGAACAGTCCATCGAAGGGCAGCTCCGTGACTGCCGTGCCTACTGCAAGCTCATGGGCTACCGCATTGTCGCCATCTATGTTGACCGTGCTGTGACGGCCCGCAAGGACTCTGAGAAGCGTATCCAATTCCAGCAGATGATCTCCGACAGCGACAAGCACCCCTGGGACTTCGTGCTGGTCTGGAAGCTCGACAGATTTGCCCGAAACCGTGCCGACAGTGCCATGTACAAATTCAGGCTGAAGAAGAACGGTGTCCGGGTGATCTCTGCCACCGAGCGCATTTCTGAAAACCCTGAGGGCATCATCCTCGAAGCGGTCTTGGAGGGCATGGCTGAGTTTTACTCCGCAGAGCTGTCCCAGAAGATCACCCGTGGTATGAGAGAGTCAGCCCTGAAGGGCCACAGCATAGGCGGTCATGTCCCTCTGGGCTACAAGATCGTTGACCACAAGCTCGTCATTGACCCCAACACGGCCCATATCGTTCAGGAAGCGTTTCAGCTCTATGCCCAAGGAGAAACTGTGGCTGACATTTGCCGCCTGTTCAATTCCAAGGGCTACCGCACCGCCAAGGGTGCCGAGTTTAACCGCAACAGCTTCAAGTCCATGTTCCGCAATCGGCGGTACATCGGAGTCTATACCTACAAGGACATAGAGGTGGAGGGCGGTGTCCCGGCGATCATCGACAAAGAACTCTTTGAAACGGTGGGCCGCAGACTCTCAGCCAACTCAGAAGCCCCAGCACGGGGTAAGGCCAAGGTAGATTACCTCTTGGCTGGAAAGTTGTTCTGTGGGCATTGTGGGGACTCTATGAA